TTATTTTCCTATCTTCCTTCTATCGTAGATTGGAAATATAACTTTGTTACCTACTACTTCACTAATAACTTTAACAGACATTTCTTTCGCATATTGATACATAGTTATAAATACAGCTGGCTCTAACTTTGAGTAGTATTCTTGTTTAGTATCGATTTCATTTATAGTTGAATTATATTCAGCAATATATTCAATATTTAACTTAAAATCTTTAGTGCTGATAGTGAATTTCGCCAAAACAGTTATATTATTATTTTTTTCTTCTATTAAATACACTTTGAAATTAATCTCTTCAGACTTAATAGTATATGGATTGTTATATGATAAAAATTCTTCATTATATTTTTTTAATGATAAATTATTTAAATTGAAATCTGAGAGTTGGAATTCATATTCATAATTCATTAACATAAAGTAAACTCCGTAATATTTGATTTATTAATGATTTCATTTTCGGCGCTAAAATTATGTTTTATAGCTAAACTATTATCTTCTATTTTATCCAGTTTATTTAAAATGTCCGAGAATAAATTTATTATATCTTTGAAATTACTATATGCTGATTCATGGATATAATCATTAGCTTTTAACCTTTTTATATATAATTGATAAAAAGAATTATTAACATTAGTACCTTTATCTTTTATTAATTCTTTAATTTCATCATAAAGATATAAAATTCTAAAATTATATTCGAGTTGATTCTTAAATTCTTCATTTTCTAATAGTTTGAGCGCTCTTTCCCATTCCATTTCTAATTGTTGTGTAAATTCATCTACTAATCTACTTTTATCGAGGCTATTATTTTTTTGCTTTAATTCCTTAATACTTAACATAAATGTCACCTCATAACTTTTCCTATATTATAATATATAATATATCACATCTTATATATTTATAAACAAACACATCAATATACTACATATTGTGTTTTTAATTTAAAAAACTCCTTCAATCACTATAAACACTCTTAAAAATACTACATATTGTGTCAATATATTTTCTTGATATAATTTACTTTTGAGTTTTGAAACAAAGCGCATAAATACCTGCCCTGTATAGTATGAATACAATTAAATTATAGTATAAAAAAACACCCAGTAGGAAGCTGGATGGCATCAACTATTAGCAGAGTAATCATACAATCAATATAAATACTATTAAGGAGTATCTATTAAATAAATACCCACTAAAAATGTTAATAAACAAAAAAGACAGCCGAATTAACGACTGCCTATACACAATAAGGAAGTTTCTCTATCTAAGAAACTAACGAAACTATATCATACAAACATAAAAAAATAACCACCCAGTGACATGTGTGGGTGGCGGATATAAAAACTATTTGGGAAAGGGCTTATACATGTATATAAATTATAACACAAAAAAATAGGGCAAGCACATAAGTGCCTACCCTTAATATAATCACGTGGTGGTAACAAATCATAGTAACAACTTATTAACCATAGTTATAACGTAGAAAAGACAGACCCGAAAGTCCGTCTGATCCATTGTATGGTTAATAATGATCGTGCCTATAATATACAATAAAAAAGCGCCTCGCAAAGAGACGCTGAATATATTTTAAGGCCAATCACAGTGGATTGCGTGGGTTTAAAGCCTATTTATAATTTAACATATTTTTCCGTTTAATCAAATAAAAAAAGAGCAGACACGGGACAATGTGCCTACTCAGTGTGAACTAGAAATACAATCATTGAAAGCGCATTTATATAATAATATAAAAAAGACACCCCGTAAAGGGGTGTTGTGAAAACTCATTTTTAAAATGAGACGATAAATACAGTTGGTATTATATCAACGTATTTATTATATTAGCATAAATTTTTAATTATGCAAGTTAATAAAAAAGACAAGCACAGGGGCCTGTCTCTTCATACTCGCATGTTTTAATAAAAATAAAGGAACGTGAATATATGTCTACCTATAAACTATCACTTTCTAATGACTTGGTCAAATAAAATAAAAAGCACCCTATTTAGGGCGCTTAATAATGCGTTTAAATGTACTTTCAAGGCGTGCTTGTGACCAAAGCACATTCATAATATAACATATTTTGTCTATTTTAACTAATTTACAAAATTAAAAATAGGCGAACTTGAAAGTCCACCTATTCATTCGACGATTAATTATTTTAAGTTACATAGAAAGGAGTCTAAGCTCTCTGCAATTAACTTACCATTTTTTATAAACTTAATCAAGTTAAAATAAGAAGGCACCCCTAAAGGATGCCTGAAGATATAAAGGAATATAAATTTGAAAAGTGCTATGACCATAGCACTACTAATAGTTTAACATAAAATTAAAGAGTAAGCACGGGACAGTGTGCCTACTCTTTTTTATAGTAATGGTATCGGTATTGGTTAGCAATAGTAATATATTGCTCAAGACATTTATACCATAAAAAAGACACTCCGTAAAGAGTGCCTAATGCGTAAAAAATAGAATTGGTGAGTCACAATAAATATTCATTGCCTCTATTTGTAATATAACATATGAAAATTAGTTTAGCTAATAGACGTTTCAAATTTTTTAATATACTTCTACTATTCTTAATCGTTCGTGCCATACCCAACCATTATTGTTATGAGAGTATACTCGACACCAACCGTCTAACACTTCAAAAATGTAAAAGTCATCATAACCTGCACGGTAAGTTTCATTAGTGAGTGACCATTGATAATTACCTTTTTTACCACTACGTTTCGCTACAGTTGCACCGTAATGATCTACTTTACCTCTGAATTTGCATTTCTTACTCCAACCAAGTTTACTAGGTGGAATACTTCCTACCTTCAAACCACTTGTTTTCTTAGCGTTCGTTTTTTGATTGACAGTTTGTTTATCCGGTTTATTTTTTAAACTTTGTCCGCCTCCTGGCTTATAAACTTCTGTTATTCTTAATCTTTCATACCAAACAAAGCCATCGTTCGAAGGAGAATAAACTCTAGCCCAACCGTCACGTATTTCATAAACATAGAATACATCTCCTTGTCCGTACACTTCATTTGTAAGTACCATTACGTTATTGTGGTTAGGTCTACAAATTGTAGCACCTGCATTGTCTGCTACTGCTTTGAAATATGGTTGGTTAGACCAAGTTAATTTCTTAGGTGGAACACTGTTTAATTTCAATGTCTGGCCTTTTGATGGCGCTTTTGGTTTTACGTTTCCAATTGTAGTTAAATCAACACTGTCATCTGCAAAGTCTGGTACGATAAAGTGTGTTAAGCCACTATAATTATCTTCTCTTAATTTAGCCGGTGAATTAGCATTTCCATCATAGTTTTGTTCTAATATTGTGAATGATTTAGTACCACCACTGTTATCCCAAACTAGGCCTGTATGCCCCCATTTGCTATATATGCCCTCTGTATATACAGCGATTGCTGTTACAGGTGGTATATAGTTTTTCGTGTTCTCTACCACTTTCCAACCTTTAGGCATAACATTGTTAATAAGGTCTTTTGCGTTGCCCCAAAATCTGACACCTTTTGTGACATGGTGTACAAAATCAGTGATAACGTCAACGCACTGATACGCAAACTCGTCGTCAAAATCAATATATTGACCTTTCATGCTGTGCATGTACTCGATAGCCTCTTTCAGCTTGACGTGCGACTGAGGTGACTCTGTCGGTTTTTCTTTTGTCGGCTCTTTGACCTCATCGGGCATGTTGTCATCTTCTTGTACACCGCCGATGTATTTGTTCACTAGCTTATCAAGATTGCTGATATTGCGGCTGTAACTTGCAGCCTCGAGTAAGTTGCCAGGGTCTACTTTACCTGCTTGTATATCTTGATGTCCTGGCATTTCTGTTTTATGGTCTATCTTCCAGTAGTCGCAAAGATAAGCCAAGATACGCGCTAAATTATCAAGTGACTTTTTAGAACGTTTTTTATCTGAGAAATACGACCCCTCAACGCCAAATGCGGCATCGTTTGAGTCTAGGCCGTACCAGTTGTTATCCGTAACAGCATTATAAAGCACATGCCATGCTTTCTCTGTAACAGGTATGCAAATAATTGCCTCTTTGTCATCAACGAAAACATGCGCACTCGCTACAAGCGCCCAATCAATGTTATAGGAATTTCTGTAATAATTCACATTGTTTTGTGCTGTCGTGTTTAAGTTGCCTGTGTCATGTGCCACTGCAAATGCAGGCGTGCCTGTAGTGAGCTTTTGCCCGCTGCGTCTTGTTCCAATCGGCAATAAGTCGAAATACACATCTACGCCGTTCCATTTACCTATATATTCTCTAGCCATTACTTAACGCCTCCGCCTCCGATTTTATTTACGTTTTTGCCCTCACGGTTTTTGAATGTTTCCCAAATGCCTGTAGCCATTAAGCCACTGATTAGGCCTGCCAATAAGCGACCACCAATAGACAATTCTGAAACAATTTCAGGAATGAAAGTTGTTACACCGCCAATGACTATACCGACAACCATGCCTGCAACAGGTAGCCAGTTTTTAGGCACGATATTCAATTTCTTTAATACTTGTACTAATGCGATTGTGATAACTGAAATCACGCCCGCAAATGCGATAATTTGTTCCATTTATAATTCCTCCTCTATAATAAAAAGGCCGCCACTGATCTGTGACGACCTTACTTTTTAGTTAATTGATTATTTTGATGGGTATAAAATCGGTCTTCGAATTTATCAAAACGACTATTCAAACTATCAATCTTTGAACTAACTTCTAAGATAACCTTTGTATCTTCACGTTGTTGTTTTTGTTCTTCTTTGATATCTTTTAATGAAGCATTATGATCTTCAACCTCTGATTCTATACGTGTAATTCTATTTTCATTATATTTTTTATCTTTACCTACTTTTGTAAACAGCCCCACTACAGTTACTGTTAGTGGTAAAACAGTAAAGATAATCCAATAAGTTAGTTCGCTTTCATTCAACATTGAACCTCCCACTTTCTATAATAAAAAACCACAAGCCTAAGCCTGTGGTTCTACTGGATAATCTTCTCCAGTGATTTCTTTGTATTGTTCTTGTGTAATGCAATTTTCTTTACTGTAAAAAATAACATCTTCTTTTGTATAACAATTTTTTTCATAATAACGTTTTATAGTATCAAAGTCAGGAGCATTATTTTCTTTATCAGTTAAATAAAGTTTCTTTATGATACTCGCAACATCCATTTCAATATCACTCGGTTTATATGGGTCAGGTGGATTATTCTTTTCGTATTCTTCTTTTGATGTTCCAATCCACTTTTCCCCATCGAAGTAATAAGGTTCGTATATACCTGTTGGAGGAGGTACTTCAGTCCAGTCACCCTCTGGCCATTCTTCATCATCGTTGAACAATAAATAAGTAGTTCCGTCATAATAGTTGTATATTACTTTCATAATATCCCTCCTAAATTAGATAATAATTAATTTTACCATCAGCATAAGTCGTTGTATTTTTAACATATACTGCAATTTCTCCAGTTACACCGATTTGTAAACTTAAAGGTTCGTTGTCGCTTCCACGTCCACCTACACTAAAGGTTTTTTTTGGAGCGATATTATTTGATAAAACACCTACTACATTTCTGCCCACTGCAAATGGTCCCTTAACATTTATAAATAACTCTATTTCAATCAAACCATTACCGTGTGAAATAGTTCTATAAACACTCCACTTCACTGTATCAGTCACATTACTAAATCCATTCTTAAATGTGATATCTGTGAAAGGCGTCACACTAACACGATTATTTGCTATATCACTATCAACTCTTGATATGAGGTTGTCCGTATATACTTTAGCGTTAGATTCAGCGTTTTTCGATTTTTGCTCTATAGATGTACTTATTTCTGTGTTAGCATTTTCTAATTGTTCATCAGTATAACTTTTGCTTAAATTTAAACTTTCATTAATATCATTATTGATAGTTTTTTTATCATCATTATAGTCAGTTAATTTAACCGCTTGATTGTTTTCGATGATCTCTATTGCGTTATTCGCTACATTGTCCACATCTGTAATCGCACCATTAAATTCACTTAAAACATTTGCTCTTTTAGTTTCAATTTGTTCTAAAGTTTCATCAAACGACTTATTTACTTCTTGTTTTTTATCATCTAACTGTGATAATCCGTTATTGATAACTTGCAAAAGAGATTCTTCTGCCAAACTAATTTTACCTTCTAATTCTTGTAGTTGTTTACGCAATTGAACAACATTTCCAACTTGTATGACTACTTCGTTAGGTTCGAGTGTTTCAATACCACTGTCTAATATAGCGATTGTAAAATCACATACATAAACCCTATCCTCTGAACCTTTCCTTTCAATGGTTACAACAACTTTTACATCGCCTGTTTTTTCTAATTGTTCATCTGTTAGAATGTATTCAATTGTCCCTGTGAATGGATCAACAATATTCATTTCTTGATTAATATATTTCGATTTATCGGCAAAAAATAAACTTATCATTGGAAGAACATTGGGTTCTCCTAACAATAAGCTTCCGTTTTCTCTATTAATTTGTAACCTTATAACAGATGTATTATTGTCTGCACTATAATACGCTAGAATACCTTTACCTATAGTCGATTCTTTAGGTAGTATATTTGCCTTTAAACGTCCGATTTTTTCTAAGTTATTCATATCTTATCCTCCTAAACATTAGATATCCAGTCTTGCCAAGCATCATCTTGCTTTAATCTTCTTTTCTGTTTTTGGTTACTTAAAGGCGTCGCTATTGCCATTCCACTGTGATTATCTGTAGTCATATAAAGAATATAACAACCTGTATCCTCTGATTTATAAGGATTATCTGACGCATCTTTATCCATGTAATACCAACCACTAAAAGTAATTTCAGTTATTTTATTTATATTTTTAGTTACATGATATGAATTACCAAGACGTTGACCATTAAACCATACGTCGTTTTTATCGACTTGAAATAACGGCACATTACCAACTTCTAAAGGATATGGTTTATAGCTAATAATCTCATCATTCATTGTTAATTTACCTAAATACTTATCTTCTCCGTTTTCTTTCCTTCTAATTTCAATACCATATTGATCAAACGGTGCATTTTGATATAATCTAATATGACCTAAGTTCATATCTCTCATATAAAGCACTGCACTTTCAAGGTTAGACAATTCTTTTCTTACATAGCCTACCTGTTTCATCACACTATATAAATGTTTATCACTTTCTGAAATAACTTCCTTAGATACGTATAAGAAGTCTGGCACACTACGTTCAGCCGTCAATGAACTGTCGTTAGGTCTATTAATCATAGTTCCATTTACTACCGATGAAGTAGAACCTCCACCATCAAGCACATAAGCATTCGTGATGTCGTTATAATTAGCACTTAATATTTCATAACAGTCATCGATAGATAAACCTCTGTGTTTTACATTTCTTCCTTCGGAACTCAAGAAAACATAATCGCCATTTTCACGTTGAGCAATAACTTGTCTAGGGTGGAATGTTTTTGAATCAGCATGTTGATGATAAATATCTGGTCTGTGTTCTTTATTAAGAATAATTGGGTAAAATGCTGTAATAGAGTTTACTATCCCATCTTCCAACATTGTAGTAGCACTTGTACCGTTAGGGTATATTTTCATCGTTCCATCTTCCTTAAACCCTAAATGCCAACGATACGATCTATCGGTATAACTATCACTTTGATATATCTTACCGTCTTTAATTTGATTACCAATTAGATTGAAGTTAGATGTATTAAATACACTACCGTTGAAAACTGCACTTGCATAATTTCTATCACTAAATGTTCGAGCAGTTTCTTTATTTCCATTACCAAATTGTTCAGCAGCAAAACCGTGTTTTAAATTTAATTTATTCCCTTGATTATCGAATTTAGGAACATCCAACAAATAATACTCGGTATCTGTATTTCCGACTCTATAATGTAATTTTTTAAAATCTATATTAGGTACAAATGAAGTTGTGTTATACACATCGTTGAAATCACTTAACAAACGTTCTGATAGTAATTCATGGCTTTCACCTTCTCTATCGACCCTTGCATCGATAACTTCTTTTTGACCATATTCATCTGAACCCACTACTAAATTACTCGTACGACCACTATTGTAATTCAATTGCTTTTCTACATTTGTCTTATTATGTTTTATTTGTTTCGAATTATGAGCAGCAAATTCATCTGTTCTGTGTTTTCTATCTTCAATATCTTTGTTGTATATTTTATTTTCTAATCTGTTAAAATTTTCTACCAACATGTTTCTAAATGCTTGCCCAATTTGTATAGGTAAATCTTTTTTTAATTTCATTCACCAGTACCTCCTTCATTTGTGCTTGAGCCTTTTAATTGTTCTATTTCATCTTGTAAATTTTTAACAGTTATTTCTAAACTTCCAACTTTAGTTTTCAGTGTTTCAATAGCATTTTTAGATGTTTCGATATTTGTGTTTAATTCTGAAATCTTCGTTTTTGAATCTTCTACAGTATTTCTTAAATTTGTATTTTCTTCCGAAACCCTGTTAACTTCCTTTTGAATATTAAAAATGACAGTGGATAAATCTTCATCTTCATTAAAATTTAAACCTTGTACCGCTTGTATATGAGTAGCTGCATAATAAGGCTCTCCATTTTCATCTAATGGATATTTAATTTCTGTTGGTTCATTCATCTATTAACACGCTCCCTATTGAATCAGATGCTAATCTAGGCATAGAAAAAGACGCGCCACCAAGTGACCCGCCTTTAACTAGGTTATTCATTCTCTTAATATTCCGGTTTATATTTTGTTGTATTTTAATAATGTCTTTAGGTGAGTTACTGAAATCAACTTCAACTGGTTCATTTACCAGTGGGTGTGAATACGTTAACTTCACTACTTTCAAATCAAGGTTATAACCTAGTGGTTGATGGATAAAACGTATCTTACTGTTTTCGTGAATATCATCGTTACCTAAATAATACTTATCTTCCATAGATCCTAAGTAATTAGTAGAAACTTCCACAGTTGGTTGATCGTTAAGTTCTTCTTTAAGCCTTTCACGTAATTCAGCTTTATTTGTGATATTATCATCAAATATGGTAGGTGCTTCTGCAATGTCGCCACCATCATAATTAGGTGATGTGTAATCGGCATACGTATGATAAGCGTCTTTACCTTTAAGTTTAGCTGTTAAATTTAATACAGTGGATTTCTCAGTACCGACATACATACATGGCTCAGATTTTTTGTAATCAATACCCTTTTTCGCACCTCTAAATATGGCTTTAAATGTGTGTTTGCCTGTTGCTAGATTTTGCGCAATTACAATTTTTTCACTTTTTGCGTTTTTACTATAACACTCATAAGTATCAACCATTTCACCATCTAAATAAACATCAAGCATACCGCCTTTAGACATTTTCTTTAATGTCCATTCAAGCGTTTCATTACCATGTTTACAATCGAATGTTTTCGTATAACTTGCGCCTACTTTTTCTGTACGCCAAGTACCTTCTTTAATAAAGCTACCTGAGTAATTTAAGTCTTTAGGTTTAATAGGGTTATAATTTTGTGTTTCTTTTTTAGTCTTTTTCTTACCGTAGCCTTGAATATAATTAAATATATCCGTGGTCGTCGTTGTTACTGTGGCTTCACTTGAATTGTATAAGTAGATTAAAGGAATATCGGACATTTCATAAAAGGTTGCTTCATCATAAATATAATATTTTTTATTATCAGCAAAATAAATATAGTTAAATAAATCTGCACCTTCTGATACATGTTCAACACCATTTTTACCGCCTAAATCATCGACAGGTACACGTTTTTGAAATTGACCTCTAATTTCATACTCAAAACCCAATTTATTGTCTTTAAAACCAAAATCAAGATATTGTTCTAAAGTCATGGTCGGTGTACTATCGTCTTCATCTTCATCACTACTTTCACTTTCGACATCCATATCTTTTTGAATATAGTGTTTTTGAAATTCCATAAAAATATGTTTAGCTACAACTTCATTCGTAAGTTTAAGGCCATCGTATTTTATAGATGTTGATTTAATGACGTATAATTGCCCTTGCCACTCTATAAAAGCTTCATTAACTAAATGATCAAATATATCTGCGTTATTAGACGTTTTATATAAAGTGAAACTAATCGAACGCTCATTATTCTTTTCATATTCATATTTAAAAGAACCGAAATCAAAATCTGTGATGATTTCCGCAAACGTGCCTTTTTTATTTTTTAAAACTAATGCATCCAAACTACTCACCTACTTAAATATAAACGGGAATATCCATTGGGTTGTTGCCCCTCCGATATTCTCGCCTGTAATTTCAATATCATTAAAGCCTTCTTTAAGCGTTAACCATTGTCGATTTGTATCAATGCCTACACGTTGATTATCAAGTATTGGGTGTACACCTTTTAATATAAGTTGTTGGTTTTGTTTAATCCCTTTTTTATATTGAAATGTATTACCTGTTGTATGATTAATGATTTTAAAGCCTTTAGGCGCATCAATATTAATCAATAACTTGAATTTATGTCTTAATAAAGGGTTGATTGTATCTGAAGAACCGTTGTAAATTCGAAAGCTTGTGGTATCGTGTTTATATTTAATTCCATCATCTGCCAATAAACCGACACCGAATTGCCAATTACCATTTGATAAACTGTACTCATCTGTTTCTTTGACCGTTTCGGCATAGCCATCTCGACAACTAAAGGTCATATCAAACTTAATAGCCGAAAAATCTAAATAATCAGGATTTACATCTGGGTTATTTACACGATATTTTAACCCTGGATTGTCTGACGTAATAATGTAATAGGGTTGTCGTCTAAAAAACAGTTGTCTTAATTTTAATTCTGCTAAATTACGGTCATTTTCATCAATACCATCAAAACCGCAACTTACTTCTAAATTAAAAGGTGCGAACGTGGCTACTGTTGGTAGCTCACCGTCCACACCTTGAAATGTGTTACTTTCATTATTTTCATTTGGATATGAAGCTTTAGCTTCTAAGAAAATAAAATTAAATAAGATATCGTTGATATCATAACTCCCTTCTTGGGTTATGATTTTCATCCATCTACCGTCTATCATATAAACCTCCTATTTAAAAACCCTGGTTGAAATTGTCTAAATTAGCTTTACTACCTAACAATTGACTAAAGATATTCATAACCTCATTTTTACTCATGTTATTATTATTGCCACTCAACAACTTAATGATTGTTTGTTGCATACGATTGTTGGTGTCATTCAACTGAACAACTTGTTTTAGTAATTTTTCCATCGTTGAATTATCGTTGTTCACTGTGACATTTGCGGAACCATTATCCATGCCAATCGCTGTCATTGCTTTTTCCATCAAGCCAACGGCACGATTACGTTTAGATTTATGAAGTGGAATGATAGCTTCTGCTCTATTTTTTTCACCAACCTCAGCGATTTGATGTTTAGTTACAATACCACCATTAGCGTAAGGACCACCTACACCAATTTGTTTTAGCATTCTTCCACCATATGTCTCTTTAGCATATCGCATACCTGCAATTAAGTTATCAAGTCCGTTGAATATATTTCCATGTCCACTTAACTTAAATGCGTTAAATGTACCAGGTTTAACTTGAACTAACCCTTTAGGATTACCTTCTGAACTGCCAGGTCCTACCGCTTTTGGATTGCCAGTTGATTCAGTGTTGATTTGTCTTAACCAAGCATTTGCATATGTTGATGTTTGTGGCAGACCTGCTAGACCTAATGCTTTCATTACTTCTGGTTTCCATGCTTGAACTGCTTTTTGTCCTGAATTCTTACCGCCTTTACTCTCTAATGACTCTAACCACTGCTTAGGATTGATAGCTGTATCGTTTCCAGAGTGATCACCTTTGTTTAATTGGAAGTGTAAGTGAGCTCCATTTACAAAGTTACCTGTATCACCTGATTTACCGATGACATCACCAGCACTTACTTTTTGACCTTGTTTAGCCATCTGTTCAGATAAATGCATGTACCAATTCCATAAGTTCTTACCAACCTGAACTTCAATCGATTTACCGCCACCGTAATCGTTCCAAACTTTAGAAACTTTACCGTCAGCGACAGCTTTTACTGGTGTTCCTATAGGCATACCAAAATCTATACCATAGTGGCGACCACCATTAAACATAAGCCCACCAGTGTAATGTCCAAATGTTTGCAAGATATTATCCCATGGCAACCAACTAGCATCACCATTGCCACCTTTAGCTTCTGTAAACCAGTCTTTCACTTTGTCTACTAATGAAGATTTCAAGTTTTTATAAGCAGCTTTAACTAAATTAACGGTAGCGTTATCGCCACCGCCGAAGTTGATGCCTATACTATCCATAACTTTATTCACTAATTTACCCGGATGTTTAACATATTTCCAAACATCACCGATTTTTTCACCAAGCCAAGATGCGCTATCTTTCATTTTATCTCCAACAGTTTCCATTGCATCTGCTGTTTTATCTTTGATGCCATGAGCTGTTTTAGATGCTTTATCTTTAAAACCACCAGATACATCTTTGATGCTATCAGCTATTTGTTCATATGTTTTTTTCTTCTTACTACTTTTAGAGAAACGAGGTATTTTAGTTCCTGTACCCGTTGATAAGCGTTTAGGTATTATGCCTTGTTCTTGAAGTTTGTGCGTATGCCTAGCGTTAATAACACCGTCACCTTTGCCTAATCCAACAATCGTATTTTTACCTTGTGGCGCATCAATTGAACCATCCTTACGTTGAATGAGCTCTTGTGTCCGTCCGCCCGGTCCATTACCTGGTCCTTTATCGTTAACCATTGCAACCGTAGGTTGTCTTAACCCACCATTTGAATCCGTAGAGAGCGTTGAACCGTCATAAGTACCTGTAGCTAAATGAGGTATTTTTTTTATAAGTTCGTTTTTACCCGTAATGGCTTTTGATATCTTATTAACGCCGCCAATCATACCATTCAAACCATCTACAGCTTTATTGGCAACTGTTTTACCTAAATCGCCTGCGGCTTTACCCATATCGGCACCAATGTCTTTAATCCATTGTAGCGTATCGCCCAGCCATTTTTTGAAGCCTTTATAAACAGATTCTGCTTTCTTCCAACCTTCACCAGCAATATTACCGAAACTTGTTTTAGCTTTACCCCACATGTTACTTACATTAGTTTTAACAGAACTATAAGCTTGACCGAAATATTTGCTTGTGCCTTTCCACGTAGATTTCGATTTATCCCAAGCTGTACTCGCGGTATCGGTAAATTTACCTTTTGCTTGATTATAAACACCTGTGACCTTAGTTTTAGCTTTTTCATAAGTTTCACCAAACCATTTTTTCGTACCGTCGTATGCTGATTTGGATTTATCCCACACTTTACCTGCAGCGTCTGTAAATTTATCACGCGTTTTAGTATAAACACCTGTTACTTTATCTTTCGCTGAATTGTAAGTATCTCCAAACCATTTAGATGTATTTTTCCAAATACCTTTTGTTTTATCGGTCGCAGTACCTTTAGCTTCTTCGAGTTTGTCACGGGTTGATGTCTTCACATTTTCCCAGGTATCAGATACACCTTTCGTCACTTTGCCCCAAATATTACCTGCTGTATCCCAAGCTGAATTCCAACCATTTTTGAATGATTGTTGAATATTTTGACCTTTTTCACTAAACCAACCCTTGGTATTTTCCCAACTTTCACCGAGTTTGTTAGTAATCGATGACCATAGATTACCGCCAGTTTCAAGCGCATTATTCCATCCTGATTTAATATTCGACCAAATATGACCGCCTTTTTGAGAGAACCACGTTTTAGTTTCCTCCCACTTTTCACCGAGCCAACTTGTCAATGAAGACCAGAGATTGCCTCCAATTTCAAGCGCGTCATTCCAACCTGTTTTAATATTAGACCAGATATGATGACCTTTTTGAGAAAACCATTCTTTCGTATCTTCCCATTTTTCGCCAAGCCAACCTGTTAAATAAGACCAGAGATTACCGCCCGTCTCTAAAGCATTGTTCCAGCCAGTTTTAATATTAGACCAGATGTGGCCGCCTTTTTCTGAGAACCATTCTTTCGTACTTTCCCACTTCTCAGATAACCAACCTGTTAAGGATTGCCACAAATCACCGCCGGTTTCAATCGCTGTATTCCAACCATTTTTCAAACTTGACCAGATATTGCTGCCTTTTTCAACAAACCAACCAGAAACATTTTCATAAGTCTCACCTAACCAGCCAGTTAAAGAGTTCCAAAGATCTCCGCCAGCTTCTATAGCAATATTCCAACCTTCTTTAAGGGCATCCCAGAATTCTTGACCTTGTTCAGAGAACCAACCAGTGATAGTATCAAAACCACTCTTAATATCTTCGCCAGCTTCAGAAATATTTTCTTTCCAAGAAGAAACGGCATCGCCAATATCTTCACCTATCGCTTTAAATGGGGAAGCAATCCATTCACCGATGTTCTCAAACCAACCATTAACAAGCTCTTTCCAATCCGTTTCTGTAAAGAAATCTTCAACTTTGCCCCAACCTTTTTTGAAAGCTCCAATAATTTCATCGGTTTGATCGCCTATCCAAGTGCCAATTCCAGAAGCTTGTGAACCTACATCTTGCCAAAAACTATTCCAATCATCTTTTATAAAATTTTTCGTTTTTTTATACCATTTTTCAGAATTAGAATAAACATGACCACTAGATAAATCTATGTCATCCGCTATATCTTTATTGTTCTTTTTAACTGATTTACGTATGTCACCAGTTTTGCCTTCAGCAGTATCTATCGCTTCATCATAAGCATCTTCGATTTCTCTAACTCGCTTATCGTGTTCTTTTTGATCAATTTCGCCGTAAGCAAGTAAATCATCAGCTTGAACAACATCATCTTCACGTTGTTTTTTAGCTTCTTTTTTAGCTTTTTTCTCTGCTTTGACTGCATCTTTAATAGCCTCACTTGCTTGTTGTGTATCAATAGCACCTGTGTTAGCGTTCATTCTTGATAAAATAGCTTGTTGCTCTTTTTGTCCTTTCGCAATACTTTCGGTTGTGATACGATTACGTTCATCCAATTTAGCTTTTAGGTCTTTTTCTTCTTGAGCTGTAAGTTTCCCGTCGTTAAATTGTTTTAGTTCTAATTCTTCGATTTCTTGGTTTAGCTCTTCAAGTCGTTTAATTTTTTCATCAGATGCCTCTTGATTTTTTTGAATCATATCTTGTTTTTCTTGGGCAGTAAACGCTTCACTGTTTTCAAGCATATCATTCAATTCATCGGATACTTTTTTATTACGTTTTTGAATTTGCTTTAAGGCTTCTTCTCCACCTTTTCGAACTGAAGTTTCAAGTTTTTCACGCATATCATCTGTGATTTTGCCATGATTTAGTTTGATATCTGATAAAACACGCGTTGTATCTTCTGAATACTTAACATATTTATCTAAAGCATTTTTAGTTTCTTTAGAAACGCCTTTACCTAAAACTTTAGTTGTATCGGTTGCTTTATCTGAGGCTGTACCAACTTTATCCATGAATTTTTTAAAGCCATCGCCAGCTTTTTTTAATAAATCGTCATCGTCTAAGTCTTTATAGCCTTGTTTCATTTCATCAAAGAAAGTTTCTTTGATTTTACTTCCTGTTTTCGAGAACCAACCACCTAAGTTTTTAAGTTGATCAATAGCGCCGCCACCAAACGTTTTGATGACATCAAATAAACCATCAACACCCTTTTTAAACCAGTCAACATTATTGTATGCTTTAATAAAGGCGCCACCTAATAACGTAACACCTGTAATAATCCAGCCAATTGGACCGCCCAAAATTTTAATACCATTACCTAAAACTTTACTCGCTTGACCTAATAAACTAACTTTTCCAGCTGCTTTACCTGTTGATTTACCGAAACGTCCAAATAAACCTGCAGAACCTTTAGCACTCTTACCTGACGCAGTAATTGCGCCTGCATTCGCTTTAGTTGCTCCTGCATTAATTGCAGCTTCTGCAGAGTTTTCAGCCATACGTCGATTAAGTTGTGCGTAACCACCAGCTGCTGCTTGAACCGCTCTTAATAATAGGCCTACACCTAAAGTTACGGGACCAATCGCGGCAGCTACGCCTGCAATAGCTACACCTGCTACTTTTGCACCTTTAGGTAAATCATTTAAGAAATCAACCGTTGATTTCAAACCGCCAACCATACCCGATAAAGCAGGTTGAATAGTTTCAAAAACAGATAACCCAAGCTCTTCGGCAGCTGATTTTAATTCTCTTAAACTACCACCTAAGCCTTTTTCCATTGTGTCGCCCATTTTCTTAGCCGAGCCTTCACTGTTATCAATAGATTTAGATAGTTTGTCATAATCCTTTTGAGAAGCATTAATAATAGATAACGCACCTGCTTGCGCTTCTTTACCAAATAATGTAGTCGCAGCTTGAGCTTGTTGTTTTTCGTCTAGATTTCCTATATTTTTCCTTAAATCATCCATCACTGTTTTAAATGATTTCATTTTACCGTTAGAGTCGGTTAAACTTACACCATATTTTTGGAAGTTTTCTTTTGCTTTTGCTGTATCTTGAGTCATATTAGTCATCATGGTACGTAATGCTGTACCAGCTTTTTGCCCTTTGATACCCGCATTACTCATCAACCCAATAGCTGTTGAAGTATCTTCGATACTATAACCTAATGCGCCAGCTACAGGGGCAGCGTATTTAAAGCCTTCACCCATCATTTGAACATTAGTATTCGCATTTGCACTAGCTGACGCTAAGACATCCGCAAAACGGCCACTATCTTTAGCTTCAAGCCCAAATGCTGTTAATCCATCAGTAACAATATCAGAAACAGTACCTAATTCTTCACCTGATGCAGCAGCTAAATCCATAATCCCAGGCAAACCACTCATCATATCTTGCGATTTCCAACCAGCCATAGCCATGTAGTTCATAGCTTCAGCACTATCACTCGCACTGAATTTAGTAGTCGCACCCATTTCACGGGCTTTCGCTTTCAACGCGTCTAAATCTTTACCTGTAGCGCCAGAGATGGCTTGTACCTTACGCATGCCATCGTCAAATTCAACGCCAAGTTTACCTGCGTAGCCCATAGCGCCAGCAATCGGTGTTGTCACATACATAGACATATTACGTCCTACTGAACGCATATTTTGAGACATCTTGCCATACTTCTCTGACATTTTGTCTAAATGGTCTGCTTGTTTTGTATATGAGCTATTAGCAATCATTTGTTGTTTGTTCATTTGCTTTAGCTCTTGTTCAGCTTTATCAATACTTTTTTGCAAACCATTCATTGAAGCTTTTTCATTATTAACAGCTTTTTCGGCTTTCGCTAAGTCTTTTGGATAATCTTTGATTGTTTTAGAAAGTTTGTCATATTCTTTTTCAGCAGTTTTAACTGCGTCATTTGATTGTTGGTAAGAAGCTTTAACCTTTTTATTTTCTTCTGTAATGCTTTTATTAGATTGGGTTAACTTCTTAACATTTGCAGTTTCTTCTTTGTGGCTAGCAATTAATTTTTGATGGACTTCACGTTGTTGTTTGGTCGCATTAGAAGCTTGTTTAATTTGTTCAGTAGAGGCTTTGCCTGATTCTTTTAAACGTCTTTCTGCAGAACGTAAGTCATCGAGTTTTGTTTTAGCTTTGGCCTTTTCAGCACTTAATACAGATTGTTTCATTTTAGCGTTATCTAATTCCTTATTAGATTTTTTCATCTCTTGATTAGATTTACGCATCGCTTCATCTTGCTTCTTATGTGCTTCGGCAAGCTCTTTAACTTTTTGTTCTTGTTGTTTAATACTGTTTGAAGCTTTCTCATAAGAACTCTTAACGTTATTTAAATCAGTTTTAGCTTGATCATACATTTTCTTTTGGACTTTCATTTTATTATTAAGTCCATCAAGCCGTGTTTGATACTTTTGTACAGACTTCTCAGCTTTGCCAAAACTAGACATATTCGCTTTCACTTCTGAACTTAATACACCCATCTGGCGTTTAAGACTTTTCATGCCTTGTTCTATGCCTGTGTTATCCATAGTATTCTTTATCGCGTAACCTTGAATATTATCCAAATATGTATACCTCCCTTCTTACCTATCCATTCAATAGTTTAATTATGCCTTTACCTTTGATAACTTCTTGGTCTTTTTTAGACTTAGATTGTTGTTCATCTTCGTTATCATTGCCACTTAGAAAAGCAAATAATTCTAAGTAAGGCTGTTCTTTAGCTTCTGTTAAAGTCCAACCAAAGTTTTTCATACAAAATTCATACGCATTTCTAAATCTTGATAAAATTTCTTTTATTGAGCTTGTTCTTCTGTCTTTCCCTCTTGGCTTGTTTCATCTTCTGAATCTGCTTCATCTTCACCGCTGATTTCTCGAAATATTTCACCTAATACATAAGAATATGTTTTTGTACCCATGTTATTTAAAATGTCTTCTTCTGTTAAACCTTGTTTTTCAAACAAACTAACTAAGTAATCACGTTCCATTTTTCTCACTTTTTTCATATCTGGCTTTTCTTTATTCACTTCTTTTTCTCGACTTTCCATCCATTCATAAAAACGTTCTGCTTCGCCCATCGTGATAACGTCTTTTGAATAGCTTTCTACTTTACCTGTTTCTTGGTTTTTAATTTCAAATTTGATCATGTTATTGTCTCCTTAAAGTTAATTATTTTTGTATACAAAAATAGGCGACCGAAGTCGCCTTGTTTATTTATTCTGCTGATACATCTGCATCGTTTTCATTTGTTTCTACTTCTACATTATCGGGTTCTTCTGGTGCAGGTTCTTCTTCAGTTTCTACTGTGACGGCACATGTTGCTTTTTTATTACCATCCTCAGTAGTAACTTCAATGTTAGCTGTACCGTCTGCAATTGCTGTAATTGTACCATCTTCATTTACTGTAGCTACATCTCTATTTGATGATGCATAAGTTACACCTTTATTAGTCGCAGTCGATGGCGCAACCGTTGGTTGAATAGTTTCTGTATCTCCAACATTTAGCGTTAAACTTTCTTTATCAAGGGAAACGCCTGTTACTTTAATTGGATTTGTTTTAAATCGTGGTACATCTGTTTTGTCAGATTCACCATTATCGTTACTAAAAGCAGCTTGATATGTGCCTGCTTCATATGCTGTATCTGCGTCCAGACCTTCAATCGTAACGCTAGCTTTACCATCTTCACCACGTTCACCTTGACCTACAACTTCGTTGTCTTTATAAATTTTTAAAATGTCTGCCATTTAAAAGCCTCCTAGTAATTTAATTTAAAAAGCCCCTATTCTGCAGAAATAACAGCCGATTTACTTTTAGCTGTTATCGCTACATTTTGGGGTGCCTTAGGGTGTTTCTACTGCTTCGTTATCATTTGAATTGTCATTGTCTGGGATTTCGCCTTCTCCAACATTTTCGTAACCAGGGAATACACTTTGGAACAATTCATCTGATCCTTCTTTACCAACATGATAACCATAAGTACGTGATTCGCCATTAATAGTACGTGCGATCCAATCACCTGTAAGTTGTTGTGGTTCTGGTTCTTCTGCTTCTTTTGGCGTTGTCTTCCATTCAATAGATTCAAGACTCATTATTCCTTTAGTTAACGCAAGATACACAGGTTCGCCTGATAATAAATCTTCTGACTCCCCAATTAACGCAACATAAGGCGCACGTGTTTTCTCACCCACCCATGAAGTGCCATTTTCATCTGAATCACGACCTAAAACGGCATCTAAATCTTTATCTGGTACATTAAATACATCCAGTTCTGACTGAACTTCGCCTGTTCCTTGTTTCTTAGACCATACCGTCTTATTTGAAGCACGCATTTCAACTTTTTCAGGGGCTAATCCTGAAATGTTAAGATTGACCGTACCACCTTTTACATTTTTCCATGTCATTAATTTCTTAATTTTTTCATCTTCATCAAAAATACCTACATGTACTTTTTCAAATCCTACTACTGCCATAATTTTTTCCTCCTTGAATTAAAAAGAACGCATCTATTCGACACGTTCACCTTTGTAATATTGGTATTTAGGTATGCCACGATATCTTCGTGACATCACATACCTTTGTGTTGCTTTAAAATAGTCATCTAATTGTGATGATGCTTGATTTAAATTTTCATTTGATAGTAAATAACGAATCCGTTTCGTTATATCTATCGTTTGTTGATGATTATAAGATTCAACATCGACTTGAAAAAAATAAGTTTCCGATAGATATTTATCAGAAACATATGTGCTTGGACGATCTAATATCGGGGTTAAAACGACAAACGCATCACTCGTATCATCCACTTCTGTTACTTCGTAATAATAAATGCGGTTGTTTACTTCTGATGCGAGTATAGGGTCGTTAATAATGATATTCGTAATATATTTGAGTATATTCACTTTTTGTTCAACTCTCTTCGAATGATGCCACGGTATTTGGTTTGTGATGCATCTAATGTTTTGGCAATGACACCGTAACCTTGAGGTGTATACTTTTTACCATTACGTGTATAGCCATGTTCATTAAGATGAATGATATTTTTTCTTTCCTTAGGACCTTCCCAATGAATCATAATCCGTCTTTGACCAGCAACCGTTTCAGGATTCCCTCGCTTCATTTCTTGAATGGTCGCGCCTGTATCTCTAAAATCTTCAAATTGATATTTTAATTCTTGTTTTAAAAAGTCAGATGCCTCAATTAAAGCTTTATCATTCTTTACTTTCATTGCTTTTTGACCAAATTTTGCTTCCACCTTTTTCATTAACTCTTTTTCGCCTTTAAGCTTTACATCATATATACCATTCACTTTAGATTTACTCATTTTTCACCTAACACCACCGTTATAAATCCCCTTTCAGGTTTGTCAAAACGTACATCGTATATATTGAATAAATTCTTTTCTAATCTGAAATCTTCAACTTCAACACTATGTTTATTATTAGGTGTATAAGATTGTAAAGGGTCTCTGATTGCAATTGTAAGGCCGTATTGAGTTTCATTTACATTTAGCACTTCTCTATCTTTCATTGAAGGGCTATAAGTCTCTGCCATACATGAATGTAATTCACTTTTTTCTAAATCATCTGGATAAGGTCCTTTTTTAATATATTCATAAAATGTCACAGGCGTTCTTAAATCGCCGTTACCTAATTCAGGAGGTTTAAAATTATTCTTCATAATCTTCCTCCTCCATGTTTTCTAAAGCAAAAGAAGTTATTTGAGATATAAAGTTCTCGTGAAAGTATTCAAGCAAATCATTATACGCATACCTTGTACGTTCATAAACAAGTTCAGTACCTCTTAATGATTCACCCATAACAAAACTTTGACAACGATAACTAATATCTTTGTATGATTGCTTTAGTAATGATTCTATATGTTTATTTTCAGCAGTATGAAATATTTTCAAACGTCTTTTCATTTCTTCTATATGTTCATCCGCAATCAATTAACCACCTCTTTCACTATTTATTACTGAACCCCTATTCAGCAGTAATAGAGATAGATTTTGCTCTAGTCTCTACTTCTACTTTTTGGGGACGATTAGGGCGTTTCGTTTTCTGAATCTTTATTAGGCTTACCATCCAATTTCAAGTCATATAATAAAGCTACTTTATTATCATCTGGTAAACCATGAGCATTTTGTTTAGCAATAAAGACATCTGCATCTTCTAGAGCTAACGTTTGGTCATAAGATTTAATGTTTACCTGACCTGTCTGAACAGCATAATAACGATTACCTACTACAAATAATGCTTTATCTTCCTGAATAAATTCAGAAGTAGTAACATCAACGTTAAAAGGTAATGAAGTTACCCAAGCACCGTTTACTGTTTGCATTGTATTTTGTGCTTTAACGTAGAATTGGTCTGCAGGGTTAACTACTAAAGCTACACCAGAGGATACATCGACTTTCGCACCATTTTCCTTAGTAGAAAGTGTAGTTAACGCTCCAGCTAACTCATTTGCCGTTGTTTTAGCGTCTTCAAAAGTTAAAGTTCCAGTTGTTTCTTTGTCTTTTGCACCTGTAATTTTACCCTCATCATCAAGAATAAGGTCTTTAGTTAAACCGTATGGTTCGTTAGATGCAGCACCTTTACCTAAAACAATACCTTCTTCCAATTTCAACGCCATTGCTTCAGATAATTGTGTACGAACATAACGCTCAACCCATTGCGGTCCAAAGTCAAGCATATCTTTAGGTACAATTGCAAAAGCCGTTAATTTATTTTGAGAAAAGTTTAATTCTTTAAAGTTCGCTTGAATTTGCCCTTGAATTTTACCGAAAATTTCTCCCCAAATTGCTGCGCCGCTTGGATCACCTACAATCATTCGAGTTTTAATACCAGCTAATTGAAAGTTAATTTTTGATAATAATGGACGTGCCTTTTGCATATCTTCAAATACACGTACAACGGTAGTCTCTGGTAAAATAACACCTTCTTTGTAAGTATCTAAATCTGCATCATCTTCAACTAAATTAGTGAAGAACCTATTTTCTTCAGCAGTTAAAACATTATTCCCACGGTTCATTCTAATTTGGTTATCACTAGTAGTATTATTTACTTCATCACGCGCTTGTTTTAATACTTCATCACGTAATCCGTCTGAAAATGCTGCCATATAATTGTTATATTTTTGTTCGACTACCTCTTGTTCTGCTTCATTGCGCACTGCTTCAAAATATTCTTCGCGCAAGTTTTTCACGTTTTTTTCAACGTCATCTTTAAATTTAATTGTCATAATTATCCACTCCTATAAGTATTTTGGTTTCTTTTTATTTTCTGTAGGTAACTTCTCTTTTAAAGAGGCAAATTCATTAGTCAAATTAACAATTGCATCTCTCATCTCATTGTTAAATTGCTGATTTGTAATGTTTTGCTTGTTATTACTATTTCCTTTAGATATATCAGACACATCTTTAGTACGATTGGCAAATCCTTTTTCAACTGCTTTTTGTGCCGTGAACCAAGTTTCTTCTTCCATAAGATTTACAATTTCATCACGCGATAAATTTGTTTTTTCTTCATATACATCAACAATCGATTCATCAATTGTTTCTAATGCATTTAATGTTTTTTTAACTTCTGATTTATTGCCAATTGCAATAGTTGAAGCTTCATGAACCATAATTGAAGCGCCTTTACCCATAACAGTTTCATCAGCAGCCATTGCAATAATTGAGGCTGCGCTTGCTGCCAGAGCAGTAACTTCAATCGTTATATTTGAAGGATGATTTTTTAAGTAGTTGTAAATCTCTATGCCTTCAAAAGCGTCCCCGCCTGGAGAATTAAGACGAATAGTAATATCTTTATCCACGTCATCTAATACTTCAGCTATATCAGCGCTATTTATTGTTTCATCAGCAAAAATTGAAGGTTTTGCAATCGGTCCTGAAAGAGTGAGTATGACACCACCGTCTTTTGCTTCATTTTTAAATTGATACTTAGCGCTTGCTTTCATCAATTCTTCCTTCGTTGTCATTTTTCTCACCCCCTTTCGATGTATTTTCTCCTTCTTTCTCATAGTTTTTCGTCAAAATAAAACGGTCTCCACCTTCTACAGGTTCGAGACCGAGCATTTCTCTAACTTCATTTTGTTTTGCTGCACTTGAAGATATTAACTTATCAACTTTTTCTGCATTCTTAATAGGGTCAACTTTGTTAATACCAGCAACTTCTATACGTTTTCCATTTAAAAATTCATTTTCAGTAAATAATTTGCTATTTAATTCATCTTCTATTTTTGAAATAAGAGGGTTAATACAAAAATCGATATACGCTTCCATAGCATTAGCTAAATCTGAAACATCTCCATGTATTAAATTAGGTGGAATACCAATAATCTTAGCTACATCATCAATAAATAGTTTTTTAACTTTTTGAATATTCTCTGCTCCATTATCAGTTCCTTTTGAACCATCACTTTTAGTTAGGTCTTCATATTGAAACCCTGATACTTCTGGAACAATAGCCACATTATTATTTTTAAATTTATCGTATATTTTATTAGCAAATTTTTGTAATCTACTCATTTGTTTTTCTGATATTTCGCCGCCGCCATTCTCTACTCTTAATAGCCCGCGAATTTGATTTTTTCTTAGTTGCGTATCCATCATACGACCAAATAATTCGCCGTAATCAGAAAACAGACTATTAACAAACTTTTGTAATTTATCATTATTATAATTCATATAAATAACTTCACTCATTTTAAAAGACCTTTTAAATTGATAATCTTTTATAACAACATCTTTAAACAAGTCTTCATATAATGCGTATTCTTCTCTATAAAAATCATCGGCTACCACTAAATCATCTGAATCGGTTTTAATAATTAAAACTTCATTGTCATATACCAGTTTATATATAACTTTATGCCAAAAATCAGTTGCACTTGAATCTGTATTCGGCTTAACGTTTAATTTATAATAAATTTTATTTTTTAATAACTTATTTTTATCTTTAACCCAAAATTCAGATTGGCTAAATGTTCTTGCGATGAAATTTATGCATGTTTCTAAAGCGATTCTTTTTAAATATGACCTACTGGCAGGGTCATCAGCTAAATCTAAATCCAAAGCATCTCTAAGCTCTATATTTCTTTTAAACGCATCTGCAAATATGCCCAATTAACCACCTCCAAACTAGAAATCAAGTTTATCTAATAAATCAAATGCTTTATCTAAATCAACTTCTTGTAATTCATCTAATTTATACAAAGCGTGCAGAAAAGCATGAAATCCATCAGTCTTACGACGGTGTTCATCTTTTTTAACAAATTCTTTATTTCCATCTTTTTTAACTTCAACAGCAACATTATTTGTATACCAACGCATTAATGGATTATCTCCAAATATTACTCGATGATTTGCAAATAACGTTTCTATTCGTGGTGCTAAAAGACTGTGAACACCTCTAGGGTTTCTTAATACTTCTATATCAAAACCTGCACCTTCAAAATATGGTCTTAACAAATCCATTCTAAAGTTATCTGCTACAACCATTTGAATGGCGTATTTTTCACGCATTTTTTTAAACCAATCAATAATATGAATCGGGTTAATAGAAGGTTCGTCTACAATAGTTAATAAACCTTGTCTTTCCCATTCTTTTATTGGCGGTTGAAGATTGGCTTGATCTAAATATTGCTTTCTAGCAAAAGAATGGCTAATCCAGATGACGTCGTCACCTTGTTTAAATAACAATCCAACAGCTGCAAAATCTTTAATACTACCAAAGTCTAAACCAGCAATAGCCGTTTTATTTTTTAATAAAGGAATTTCTTGATTAGTAGCATATATATCTTCATAGCTTGCTACCACTTTCGCTAAATCAACTTCTGGATAATTCATTCTCTTAGTCATGAAATTTTCACGACCACTTGGACTATGTTCTAAATCATGATATTGATTTAGAACTTTACGATATAACCGTTTACCATAGTCACTTATTGGTTCTTCAAACATAGGATTTGCTTTGCTCCATGCTTCTGGTGTCGACATTTCTTCTTCATCATCTATACGACAAATGAAAGGGAACAGTCTATCATTAGGAGATTGACCTTTTAGAATAGCCATAGAACGATCTTTTAACTTATCTAAAAAGCCTTCTCTAACAAAACCATCAGTACCAATAAAAAATTCCCTAGGGTGTTTGACCTTACCAAGACCACTAGAGAATACATCTACAATATCGTTATTTTCATATCTATGAACTTCGTCATATATTATAAAACCTTCACGCCCACCGTCTTTACTACCTGCGTTACTTGTAGCATATTCAAACTTACTATCTGTAACTTCTGAGGTAATACGTTGCTTAGTTAAATCGAAGAAACCTTCGCCTTCGACATCATTTATTCTTCCGGTATATAAATTATGCTTAGTTATTTGCCTATGCATCTCCTCAAATGATGTTTTAGCTTGTTTTTCAGTGTTAGCAACAACTGTACCATCGTAATTATCTATGCCATGTAATTCGCTTATAAGATAATTAGACAATCCACTTATCAAACCATTTTTACCAGCACCACGAGCAACTAGCCAGAAAAATTGTTCGAAGTAAAGTTCATCTTCTTCATCAAATAAAAATACAAATGCAATAAGAAATTTTTGAAAAGGTTGTAACTTAAAATAAAACTTCTCAATAAATTTAATACAACGCTCTATTTGATCTTCATCAAAGTATAAATCTTCTCGATAAAGTATATTTAACTCTAAGTGTTCGACTAACCATTGTCGCTCTTTATTAAATGTTATTTCACCGTTTTTATATTTATCTATATAACGTGTCACATATTTATTTACTGAGGTCATAATAAACTTTTCCTTTCTTCTTTAATTTCTTCTTTTACATCTTCTGGTAATAATTTAGTTAGTTGCATAACTACTTTTTGATAAGAACCATCTCTTTGATTAAAATGTTTAGCTACTGGTCTCTCTCGTTCATATGGAGGTGTGTTTTCTGATTGAGTAAATAATTCATAATCGCCATTAGTTTGTATGTCTAGCCAAGCATCATCTAACAACACTCTTAGCCTAGCAGCTTGAATAATAAGCCCCTGTGCTACTTTCATTCTATCTTGGGGTATATCTTTAAATATCTTGTTTAATCGCTCTGTTTCAGCCTTAACGCGTTCTTCTTGGTGTTCTATATGCTTTTCATCATTCTCCAAATTAATCACCTCTTTCTCTTTCATATAGGGGTGGGGGTTATGTGTGAAATAAACACTTCAAATGTGGAATATAGACTACCTATCACCGGTTCCCTTATCTCTTTTCAAACGAAAAATTTTTGGGCGGGGGATTTATAATTAAATAATTATTTTGTCTAATTTAATTTTTGATTCACCAGAATTCGTCATCCCATTTTTTCTTTTTTGGTTGATACCAATTTTTAAAATTTCTTCCATGAATTTCGTTGTGGCATTCAACACAAAGCGTTTCTAAATTATCATCTTCAAGTGCTAACTTAGGATAATGTTCTAATTCTTTTTTATGATGAACAACAAGTTTTATTTTCTTTCTATCGTTCTTGTTCTTTTCATAGTAATCTATATTCACTTTGCCTTGAGCCTTACACCTTTGACATTCATAATTGTCTCTTCGTTTTATTTCTTCTCTTTTATTTCTCCATGACTTATTGTTATAAAATATTCTTCTTTCTTCTTTAGTTAATGTCATAGATGCATCACCTTACACAAAAAGAAACACACCACTCAATGTGATGTATCTCGATATAATATAGTATTGCTTATTTATAATAACCAATTTACTTTGTTTGAGGTTGTATTCTCATTTCCTAAATCAATTATATCAATTCAATAATTTAAAGAAAATTCGTTACGGGTTGTACTGATTGTACTGATGATACTGATGCTATTGATTGTACTGATTTTATTGGTTGTAAGGATACTACTGATTGTATTGATTGTATTGGTCAGACGCTTGATGTTGGTATAGCACACGAATGATATCATCTATTCTACTATCTAAATTAGTTTGACCTATATCAAATATCTCCTGTATTTCTTTCTTTCTAACATTTTCTTTAAGTAACTGTAATATATTAAAGTTCTTATCATTATCAATATATTGTTCATAGCTATCAATAAAGTTAACCACCTCTACGTGCTTATAATACATACGTTCTATCTTACTATTACCAATAACTATGTTTGACACTTTGTCTCCTTGACTACCTTGTGCTTTAGGCATAACAGACTCTATACCGTATTGAGCTGTTGAATTACTATCGTATTCATAACCTTGTTTGAGTAATACGTTCTTTCTCCAATGGTATTCAAATATCATTGTTTTAATATCTTGTGTATGATACATCCAATTCCTCCAGTTACTTTCTATTCAGGTTATTGTGTACATCTGATTCATCTACATATTATTCGTGAGTATGTATGTTATCAGTGTTATACTTTTTCATTTGTGATCTCTCGCGTAATGATTCACTTAATTTCTTAGGTTTTGTATACGGCTTACTGCTAAGTTCTCTCTTAATCTCTTGTTGTAGCAATACATTTTGTTTAGATAAATTAAATATCTTCTCGTTCTTTCTGTCGTTCAATACAATTAAACTAATAATTAACGCTATGATTACTATACTGAATACAAACGTTAAGATTACCCACATGTTATTTATTCTCCTTGTTTATTTCGTATTTCTCTGAACCTTTTTCTTCAATCACAACATCGCTGTTCATTACTTGAACACGTTTGCCATCAATGTTAACTACTAATGCGCCACCATCATTGTATTTAGTTCTTACATTGTCTCCCTTATATTGTTTCACTACATCACCTGTTTTACTATAAACAGTGACCGTTCTTTCTAATCCCTTTGTGTCACTCTCATGATCTTTCTTTGCATCATCTAACCAAGTGCAACCACCTAAGAATACTGTTAATAATAATGTTGCTGCTAATAATAATTTTTTCATCTTCTAGTCTCCTTAATATCTTTTCCATCCACCTATTTCATAACCCATTGGTGTGTTATTTACTATGTCATTTGCTTGCTTTCTTATAATCATTTCATATGCTACCTCTTTACTTAGTTCGTATAGTGCTATGATTAATAATGTTTTAAATATACGTTTCATTCACTCACTGTCCTTTCTATATATGCTACCTTTTAATGCCTTACTAATTGGATCGTTATTAAAACTAGATGGTACATAACTTAATAATCCTTTAGGTTTCTTCGCCATCTTCTCAGCCTCTTCCTTACTCTCTGCTTCAACCACAGTAAACGTTTCATTCTCTCGTGGCTTGATGACTTCTACGAAAGTGTGGTTGGTAGAGTCGGTTATGTGTCGGATTAGGTATTGCATTACACGACACCCTTTTGCATTTTTGCTATATTCAATAAAATCAAATAATTATATAATATTCGTTTGCTTTGTTGTTCTTCGTTAAAGCTATTTAAATCCATTAAATAGTTAATAGCATAACCTAGTCCATTCACTTCATCTTGAATTGTATTTTCTTCTTCTATATACACATCGATTAAGCTATTTAAATCTTTACTTGTTTGGTCATGACACATAAAAATCAACGTTCCTATTAATTTATTTAATACATTTTCATTAAATGGATTTACCAGTAATTTCTCCAAATTCTTTTTATAAAAGTTAATTTGCTTATCATAGCCTGTTGGTATATCTTGTCTTAACATCGTTACCATTACACTTTCCATCCACACTCACTCCTTGCCTAAGATTATTCGTACACGTTCAAGTATGTCTTTAATATTTCTTTTTAAATTTCAAAGTCACTACGTTTCTAAAATGTTCGTTCCTCGTATGTGTATCTGATAATTTAAAATTCGTAATTGTTTCAATAACCTCATAATTTACATGATTTAAATTAGAGATATGAATATTGGTTTCATTTTTACCTTCAAACAATCTTTTTAATATTTTTATAGTAGGCTGTTCAAATTCATTCATTTACCTAGCACCTCTTTAACTTTTTGTAGTATGTCTTTAGTATCCTGTACTTCCGAATCCTTTATCTCCTCTTGTTGTTTCATTACTAAACTCCTTAACTGGTTCTAACTCTGGTGTCCATATTGGCACGATGACTAACTGTGCTAGTCGGTCGCCTTTGTTGATTTGGTATGTTCGAAGTTTGTATTTCTTATCACTCTTTAAATCTAGAACTCCTTTACCTTCAACATTAAAGTACGCCTCGGTTTTCTTTCTTTTTTTAATTGGTATAAAGTCATTCTTAATATTAATCTTCATATGACCTTGAAAGCCTGCATCAATCTTTCCTGTTTCAACTACAAGATGTGTCTTGCTACTCACACCACTTCTGCTTGTAAGTAATCCCACATAGCCTTTAGGTATATTCACTGCTAGATCAGTAGCAACTAATGCTTTCTGTTGTGGTTCAAGTATCACTGTTTCAGCTGCATATATGTCATAACCAGCGTCTGTATCATGATGACGTTCTGGCATTGTTGCGTTGTCGCTTAGTAGTTTGATTTGTAGTGATTGGGTATTTTCATATCCCTGTAAGATAGCGTAGTTGTCTTTTCCTAATTTTGTATTTTTTGGTTCAATCATTTTGTTTGTCCTCCAAATCGTTTAGTAAGTTGCTGAATTCGTTTGTGCCGTCTAGTTTGTCCATATCTTCTAATACTGGAGCTAAACTTATCTGTGCGCCCTCTAAAATCTTATGAAATCCCATATTCTTATTTATGCGTTTCTGCCCTTCATAGTTTGCGTAAGATTCCAACATTTCCGCCTTTATCTTCTGCCATGCGTCTTTATACTCTCTATCTTTCATCGTCTACACGCTCCATATATTCACTTAAAACTGTTTCAATATCGCTTTCATACTGCCCTGTCAATTTATCTTCATCAGTAGCTTGATTATCTATTTTTAATATTTCATTAAACGCCTTTGCTTTACGATAGACTTCTTCAAGTTCTTTAATTCGTTCGTTTAATTCATCCATTGAACTTTCATTATCTACTGTAAAAACTATTTGCTTATTACTTTCTTCATACTCATACGCCATCTAATCACGCTTTCCTTTTAATGCTTTCTTATAAGCTTCATTACTAAGTGGTATCGCTTGTATGCTACTGTCTTTAGTTAACTGTAATTCAGTGACTGGTTGTGTAACTGTTAGTTCAATTTCATCTTTCATCGTCTGCACGCTCCAATTCCTTAATAAAGTTAACCAAGTGTATATAGTTATATGAATAAGGTGATGCAAACTTCATATCTCTTATGTGGTTGGTTAGGGTGGTGTATTTGTCTTTCCAATATCTAACTTCTCCATCACAACTCATTAACTCGTCGTGTTGTATTTGACCATTTAAATTAAGGTTTCTCACTCTATTATTTAGATTTTCATTAGTAGCTTTCAACTTCTCATTCTCCCGTTTCAACTGCTCTAATTTTTTTGAAAGTGTTACACTTCTTTTGTTCTCATCTCTCCAACTGTCAAATAAATTATCTTTCCTTGAAAGTAAAAATCTATTCTCCCGTTCCAACCTCTCATTATTGGCACGTAGGACTGCTATATCATCGATTAGTGTGTCTCGTTGGGCTTTGTAATCGTCACGTTGTTTCTTAACTGCTTTGTAAGCCATTTTCCAAAAATTAATCACTCGCCATCACTCCTCTAGTAAATGTGGGTGTTCATATATGTTGCCTTCAATAGTCCCTTTAATATGATTCAATGAAATCCTTGTAGAATAATCACTTATTGGATTACCTCCACCTTCTTTATCTTCTAAATAAATTCCATATGTCGTATTATCCTCATGAAATACTACTTGAGTATATTCATCTTCCATTTTTAAAATGTCCCCAATGTATATTTCGTTACCATCTAAATCAAAAAGCCCTGTGGATTGCATGAGTTCGTAATAAGTGATTGAAGATTTCGTTGTTTCTCCTGGCAACTGTTCTATAATATGTGCTACTTCTCCATTTTCTAATTCAATTCCTGCAGGGTTAATCATGCACTCGTAAAATTTATCCCACGCTCTAAACTTAATCATCTACCATCACTCCTCTACTCACCTTTAGTCATAATCATAAAAAATATAATGAATATGATAATCACAGTCCCACTTGATACTATGTCTATCATCTACTCCACCAACCCTTTATCTTTAGTCCAAATAAGTGTTAATGTTAAGTCGTCGTTTGGAATATAAACAGCTTCTACATGCGTCAAATTGAAACCATTCACGCTTTCATTTGTCCATTCGTTATAACCACCATGTGTATTTCTAGTTATCAGTCTAGGTATCACTGTATCTTCCGTAATTTCTTCTGAAGTTTCTATCACTACACCATTTTCCATAATCTGTATTAACGGTAAGTCATCAATTTCAGTAGATGGTAAATGTAAAGAAATATCGAACCTACTACTCGGACTACCCACATAGTCTCCCTCTGTCAATTTGCTTTCGTAACTTAAAAAACCAAATTTATCCACCATATACTTAGCAAAATCCCCGTGTTTCATCTCTACTTTACGTTTAATCTTTACCATCTTCTCAACCCCTCCATTACTTTCCTGTTATGTTCCTTATCTTCTGGCAACACTGCCATGACAATGCTGTGTGGATTCACTGCTATTAAGAATCCTTTAACTCCACAATCTCTTAGTAGCTTTGCCATTTCGACAGTATTTTTGCCTTTAGTATCAAGTTTGTATTTAGTTTTGATAGTGTCGGATAACTGCATTACTGTTCCCAATTCTCAAACGCTCTTTCGATATACCATTTAGCTTTTTCCACATCTTCTTTACCATTCTTGTGTGGTGAACGTGCTAAGTATTTAATAGCATTGCCAATGTGATAAGCTACGTTAGGATTGTAATGTTTCGTTACCTGCTCAATAAAATCTATTACTTCTATATCACCGTAGTTGTAATGTGATGGGTGGTTGACTGTGTCTTTACGCTTACGTTGTTGTAAGTCATTGGATAATAATTTTTTAGCCTTCTTAGTATTCTCTTTATCAAATGCAATATGTTCCGTCTTACTCTCTATATAGTTACTCCACAAATCAAAGTAGTTATCATCAGTGATTGTGTATTCATTAAAAGGTACTGATTCGATTGTCGCTTCGTTCTCATCTATATCTTTATACTCAAGTTCTGCTACTTTCCCCACAACCGTCATTCCTTCGCTATACTCACTCTTGCCTAAGTCATACACAATAACGTAATCATTTATATTCAAGTCTCTTATCTTCATCTAACGCACCGCCTTAGGAAAAATGCTCGTGTTCATTAAATACTGGCACCACTTACCTCTGTTATGCTTCTGCGGTGTACCGTCATACAACCAAGGTCGTTTTTCTCTTTGCTTTTCATCATGATAGTTTTGTTTTGCTTCTTCGTTATCTTCTTCATATTGTTTGGCATAGTTGATGTATACTAAATCTTGCCGATTAATTCCTTTTGGTACTTGGCAAGCTTCTTCTAACGTCCAATTTTTCAGTAATCTATCACGTATCATCTGGTTAGTGATGTTAAGTTCTTCCATCATTTCATGATTCTCACCTTCAATTTCATATATTGCATCGTGTATTCTGATTGTTTTTACCATCTCAATAACCCCTATCTATAATTTTTACGTCGTCAAACTCTAATGGTTTTGCGTCCATGTACTCATTTTTTAATGTCCACATTTGATTGTGTATCTTATCGGCAGCAGTGTTATCATCGTCATCGTGATTAACATACACTTTCTTCTCAACATATACTTTGTAGCGAATAGTCGCTGTTTCTTCATTCATTTAGATCACTCCAATACTCTAATTCCATAATCACTTTCGGAGTTTCTGCATACTTCTTAAAACTTCTTACCTCTACTATTTGATTATCGTCTTGCCAAACATGACCGTTTGCAGCATCCAATACAGTTTTAATTAAGTTATCAATATCTGGTTTCGTTCTCTTATACTGCCCTACCATTGCCACGTGTTTCTTCTTACTCCACGACTTGAGCAGTGGAAAGTGAAACTCAATTGTTAATCTAATCGGTTTATCTATCATCATGTAAGGCATTTGTTGTCTTAACATTTTCTTATGGTTTGTATATTTAGCAGGCATGTATGTTTGTACAAACTTCCCTGCATTTCTAAATCTCGGTCTAGGTGATGCCATAGGAGCATCTACCGTTAGTTCTATACGCTTCATTTGTCCACTCCTACAGATAATCAAAAATGTTATTCTGATGCGCTCGTTCTACTTTGTAGTTTTTAATAAATGTTTCTAATTCTTCATTATCCAAATACCAACGTTGACCTTCATAAAATGTTCTAATTACGCCACTCACTCTATGTCTGCCGTCCTTATTGTTAGGAATGACAGTAAACATTTTGTTACCTTTTGAATCGAACAAACCAAATCGTTCTCTTAATCCCATCTATCCCACCTCGCAAATAGCTTGACGTGTACGTCTTTCGTTTAATTTTTGGATAAATAGGTCATACAACACTTTCTCGTCTCCTTGTGCGTAGTTAATTAGTTTCTGAGCGTATATATCTGAACACTCAAGATTTTGTTTAATAAATTGTTTAGTTACCATGCGTCTCTCTCCCTGTAGTCATCACCAAGTACTCTCACTTGGCGTGAATTATGTTTCATTCTTGAATTAATACGTTGCCAATTCATGTTTTGATTTAATTCTTTATCGCTAAAGTTAGTAGTGAATATGTTATTTTTACCTACTCTGTTATCTACAATGCTGAATAGTTTGTTTAATGTATGTTCAGTGTTCTCTACACCTATATCGTCTAGTACAAGCAAGTCTATGCTGCTAAGTAATTTGACTAACTCGTCTGTCGTTTCATCTGCATTTTTATTGTAAGTAGCTTTGATACGATCCATTAACATTGGTATGTGCATAAATGCTACGGAATAACCTTGTGCCTTAATTGCTTTCGCTATAGCATAGGCTAGGTGCGATTTACCAGTACCGTATGAGCCTTGCATGATTAATGACTTAGGTTTATCTATAGAAAACGTTTTGACGTACTCTATGGCTGTTTGTTTAACATCTGTTTGTGATTGGTTCTGTGGTTGATAGTTATTTACTGTGGCATCTTGTAATGAGTAATTAACATTAGATTGATTAAATATATTATTGATTGCTTTCTGCTTACGTTTCTTTTCTGCTTCTATCCCTGCTGCAATCATGCTACATTCACAACCATCACGATATTCGTAACCACTACCAAACTTGTGCAAGTCATACTTGTTACCACACTTCTCACAATACAGGCCTCTTTCTATCTCATTAGCTTCATATTGCTTAAGTGTTTCCGTTATTTTAGGGCTTAACATTTGTTTCATTTAATCACTCCTAATCCCAATAACTAGGGTCATGTTTCATTCGTTCAAGCATATCTTGCCCTGTCAAAACCTTATCTTTATTTGAACGCTTATTATTTCGTGCTTTAACATCTTCTAGGTTTTTCACACCATCGTTGTACCAAGCTTTTAATATTGTGTTCACATAATTCCAATTAGTAACGTTATTGTTAACTGCTTCTTTCATAGCTTCGTTAACTATTTCATTGCCATTCTCTTCAAAATCATCTATCCAATAATTAATTTGTTCTGCTACATAAGGTTTGAGCATTCCAAATCCATTTTCTTGATAGAAATCAAATGGCGATGGCTGTGTACTACTACTGTCATTATCAGTATTGTTATTATTAGTTAATTCATTATTGGTAAAGTCATTATTAGTAGGGACGGGTTTTCCTACGTTGGATAATCCTGTGTTGGTTTTCCCTACGTTGGATAAACCTACGTTGGATAATCCGTTCTGGGTAGGTTGTTCATAAACAGAGTATTCATATTCTCTTAAACGCCCTTTGTCATCACGTTTACGTGTTCTAACAATATAACCAGTCGTCTCTAATTCTTTAATTCCATTCTTCAAACTATCTCTACCATCAAGACTGTGCTTTTCCAATTCTTTCTCATATACTTGCCAGTCATCTGGTCTACTAAGTAAATAAAGTAATATACCTTTAGCTTTCCAACTTATATTAGGGTCGTGTATAAAGTTTTTATGAACCGTTACAAAATTCCCGCTCTCTTTATAAACTCTAAATGTTGCCATCTACTTGCTCTCCTTTCAGCATCTTGTTTAGTTTCTCGTCAACATCCACCCAAGCATTTTCTAAATGATGTAGTTTATTAAAACTATCCATTCCCATATTGTGTTGTTGGTTATGGTGGAATCTACATAATGCTAATACTTTGTTTCCGTAGTGATTTATCTTGTTTCTGTTACGTCCTCTGCCTACTGCTTGATAGTGTGCTAAATCTGCATTTTTAGCGCCACAGACAACGCATATTCTGCTTATAGTAGATTTATATATAAAATAGTTATCGTTGCTCATAAGGTCGCTAGTAGCCTTATTCATAGGTATGTCATGAGTGAATATAAAGTCTAAAATTAACTCTATTAATTCACTGGCTTGTCTTCTGCTACAATTGCTTAATGAGATAGGTTCGTAACCATGTAGAAACTCTAATTGTTTTTGAAACATGTAACGTAGATAATCCATTGGTTGACCATAATGATTGAATATATCTCTTACCATTGCGAATACTTTTCTACGTTGCTTATCTGTTATCTTGTATGGATCATTCACGATTACATCGCACTCTACTTCTAGTCCGTTATCTAACAGTAAGAAGTCTTTGTTTTCTAAAGTCACACCCTTGATGACAGCAGTTATTGTGCCGTCATCTTGCTGGATGTAGTTTTTAATAAATGACATTACATCACCTTATTTATATTGCATACAATTAAAATGGTAAATCATCATCTTGAATATCTATTGGACCATTTGCATTGGCAAAAGGGTTATCATTTGCTGGTCTTTGTGTTTTAGTTTGACCGCTCTGATGCTGTGACTGTTTATTTTGTTGTTTACGTTCTACAAAGGTTACTTGATTAACTGCAATGTCAGTAGTGAATACTCGATTACCTTCTTTATTCTCATAACTTCCTGTTTGTACTGCGCCAGTGATACCTATTTTTTGGCCTTTGCTAAAATTATTAGCAATGATTTCGGCGGTTTTGCCAAATGCTACACAAGTTAAAAAATCTGATTCATACTCGTCTGTTTGCTTGTTCTTAAATGCGCGTTGTATAGCTATTCTGAAATTAACTACATTGTTGTTTTGTCCCTTTAACTCTGGATCTGCTACTAAATTTCCAACTCCATTAAATTGATTCATTATTCATTCTCCTTTGATTTTGATTGTTTACTCCATTTGTCTAATGTTGTTATCATTTTTGCTATTTGATCATTCGATAATCGGTTTACATCTGTTATTTTTAATTGTTGTTTCACTTGTGCTGTAGAGACATCTTTACCTAATGACTTCATTAATTCGCTAAACATTGTTATTTCATTTTCAAGTGTTTCTATGTTCTTAGGGTCTACTTTTGAATATTTATCTTGTTTTTCTTTTGCATCTGCATCGTCTTCATCAGTTGGTATGTTGAAAAATTTCATTAAGAAATAGCGTTCTGCATATGTTAATGCAGTGCCATGTGCTTTAGATACATCGTCTTGTTGCCCTATTGCAAAGAACGGAACATCTAGTCGTTCTTCAGGCTTATCTGCATTAATCCATGTGTACGTTAATTTTAGTCGTACAATATGTTCTGGTTTGCCTTTAGCATTTTTTGTTTCGATTACTTCTTCATCGTCTGTTTTTGGCACAAGTAGTAGTTTGTGTTCTAACATCTTAGCTCTAATTCTGTGCAACACTTGTGAGCCACTAACGTAAGTGTAGTTGTAACCTTTCGTATCTTTAGTAAAACCATCTATATTCGCCTTTACATCAGCTATTTTTTGATACAAATTTAATTCGCTACTCATTCACTTCAACCCTCTCACTTCTTTGTATTCTTATATGAGTTGATTCATATATAATTTTGTCGTGTAGTGACCAATCGATTTCCAACACTTCGAAATCTTCTTCGAAAAATTTACGTGCTGTTTCTTCTTCGTCTGTATACTCAACTTTGGGCGCTCGTTCAGTTGGACGATTGTTTACATAATGATCTACATTCTTGTGAACGATTCTGCAATATTCCTTTCTAGACATTGATTTTTCCTTCGCCATTTGACGAAACCTCCTATATTGTTGTATATTTATGGAAGTAAATTGTTTAAATTATCACTTCCGTTTTGACTGTTAGCAACTACCCTTGCTTTCAGTCTTTTTTATTGTGTTAAGGAACCAGTCCCAACACAGATATGATAAGAAACTTAGTAATACTGATAATGTAATACCGAGGAAAAACTCTTGTACTGTCAAAGCTATAATTAATGTGATGACTGGCATTGTTAGTATTGTTAAAAACATCCTCATGCTTATCTCTCCTTTCCTTTTAATACTTCTTCTGGTATCTCGTGATACGGGAATTTTTCCTGGAACATTTTAACTGGTACTCTACCTGAAATAGTGAAGTAACCTTGTTTTTCCATTTCTTCGTTCATTCGTTTGATATATTTACATGCAGTAGATGCAGAAACCTCCAATACATTCGCTACATCTTTTGAAGTTAGTACATTTTTAATCATTGCAATGACTCCTTTCTGATATAATTGATTTATCGCTACTGCGATAGTGGGTGGTGAAAAGTTATGAATAAGTACGCTATTTCTTATGACCTTAATAAAGAAGGTCAAAAATATTCTGAATTAATAAAATTTCTAAAGTCATTCCCGGATTATGTCCATATTCAAGATTCGTTTTGGTTTATCAAAAGCAATCAATCATTAGACATTATTTCTAAGTCAATTGATTCGATTTTAGATTCAAATGATGAATACCTAATTCTAGAATTTGATAGTCATCCTGTAGGGAAAGTTGCAGATGATGTTTATCAAGATTTAAAACGATTCTTAAGTTAAGGAAACTTTACAACTTTTTTATTATTACGTTTAATTTGTCTCCTAACACTCTTAATCTCTTCCGCCAAGATGACGATTAGGAGTGTTATTTTTAATACTTGTTTTAGGTTCATGTTTGCCCCTCCTATGCTTAAATGAATAAATTCTTTAAAAATTTGCGTGTTTTATGTGAATATATTGACCAATCATTAGCCAACAAGTCTTCTGCCATTGGTTGCCATAATGGTATGAAGTCTTTGTTTTGATTGGAAACTGTTATATATCCAAATTCATTTGTTGGCAGTAATCGAACAGCAACGCTAAAGTCATCTGCCTCCCATGCTTCTCTATAAATAGGCTTTCCTTTTTCCATAGCTAACTTAGTTGCTTCTTGAATGTTCATTCCGTTTCCTCCTACTGTTCGATTGTTAATTCAAAATGTTTTTCAATTTCTTGTACTGCCCAACGCATAACTTCTTCTAGATGTCTTTCTCTATCTATCTTAAAAGTTGCTGCAATACCTAATTCTTCAACTGAATGTTCATACGTCTTAGATTTATCGTTGATATTCATTTCTAGAGTGTAGTGAATATAAGTAAGTAATTCTTTTTGTTCTTGCGTCATTATTTGACCTCCTATATTTCGAATTGGCTAATATCTACGCCGTATTTGATTGCCATGTTCTTAATTACTGAAATATAAATTTCAATTAGTCTTGGCTCGTCATTAATGACATCTAATTTAGATAATTTGTTTATTTGTGATTTAGTGGCGCCTTTAGATAACATTTTTGCTCTACGGTTATTTAAACGTTGATCTAACTTACAACGCCCTTTTTCTTCTAATAATTTGTATGCTTCTGTACGAATTGATTTATGTTTATCTCCTCCACCTAAGTGTTGAGCAATTGCACCCAAAATTTTGTTAGTGTCGTTTCTCCAATTCTTTGTTTCAATACCAACAATATTACGAATGCCTGTAACTTCCGTTTCAATACGTTTGTTGAATTGTTCTTGTTCTTTTTGCACGCTGAACATCATTTCAAGTGCTTGCATTGGTGTTTGAGGTACTTGATATTGTTGTTTAAGTTGTTCTTCCATCTCATTAAACATATTAATGTAAGCCATTTTGAAATCGTTATGACCTTGAATGTTGAACATGTATAAAGTGAAACCGTCTTTAGTTAAAAGGTATTCTTTCAAATTTCTACCTGTGCTATCTTTATATTCACTAGGGATAATTACTGAATCCACATTTGGGCTGAGTAATATTTTTTCTAAATCTCTCAGTACGTGTGTGTGTCTTCTGTTAATTTCTTCTGCTACAGTTCTACTTGAAACCACCGGTCCAAGTTCTGAATTTTTTTCTATGTTGATTGTTAATAAGTCTTGCATTTTAAAACCTCCTAATATTAATTGTGCATTTTTGGAACTTGTTGTTCAAAAAAATATTCTGGAAATAAAATATGGATTGGCACTTCCAAATCTTTCGAAAAGGTTAGCGCCTCATCTAAATCTATAGACATTTCTCCTCGTTCTCTTTTTCCATATTGCTGACCGGTAATTCCGATTAATTCCCCCATGTACTCTTGTGTTTTTTTAGCTCCTTTTCGGAAACTGTACAAATCTTTGTGCATTTTTGGAACACCTCCTGACTAATACTATACACATGCAGTTCCTAAATTGCAAGTAGCAAAAGCATATTTTTAATTTTTTTCCATTATTTGAATTTTTATTTGCATTTTTGGAACTTTTTATATACTATTGAAGTATAAAGTAATTAAAAACAGGAGGTATTAATGAATGAGTGCTTTTTCGAATAATCTTTCTTATTTAATGAACAAACATGATATAGATGATACTAAACTTGGTGAACTTGTTGATGTCAATAGAACTACAATTACTAGATGGAGAACAGGTATTAGAAGTCCAAAATTAGAAAAACTACCTGAAATAGCAAGTGTTTTTAATGTTACACCTATAGATTTGTTAAAAGACAATATGAGTAAAGTTTCGAATGAAAATATTATAACTCAAATAAATGAAGTCTCGAGTAAATTAGAAGAAAAGAGGCAAAAACGCGTTTTAGCTTATGCAGAACATCATTACTCAGTGCAGCAACAAGGTGAGAGTATTATTTACCTACAATCATATAAAGATTCTAAGACTGAAGAAGTAACTGTAAATGGTTACGTATCAGCAGGTACCGGTGAAACTTTAGTAGATGATATAGAATTCACAGTGAACTACCCTGCTGGCGTTGTACCACCTCATGATTTTGCTTTACAAGTTAATGGTGATTCTATGGAACCACTTTTTGAACATAAAGAAATTATATTTGTAGAAGAAAATACAAGTATTAACAGTGGACAATTAGGTGTATTCGTTGTCGACGGCGAAGCATATGTTAAAAAAGTCTTTATATATCAAGATCACATAAGGTTAGTTTCTTTAAACCCTAAATACGGAGATATGAATTTTTATGGGGATTCTGATGTAAGGTTTGCAGGCAGAGTTATCCTCTAATTTTTTAACCATAGATTTACAAAATTAACAAAAATATTATACCGAATCATACACGTGTCTTTGTACACGTGCGCAATTAAATAAGTTGTTCAAGATAAAAGTACATATGAATTAAATGAATAAACTACAATTTTAATAGTATGTATATTAATCCAAATATTGTGTAAAATGTTAAAAATATTTTGCTATGCATACTACAAAAAATAATATGTTTTTTGTACACTAATATTAATGTGTTTTTATAACATAAATATATTATTAGGGGAATTTTACTATGAAAAAAGTTTTATTTTTAATTTTAGCTAGTTTTTTAGTATTAGGAGCATGTGGGAATTCAGAAGAAAGTAAGTCAGAAGATAAGAAAGAAACTAAAGCGTCTGATACAAAAAGCAAGAAAGACGATAAGAAAAAAGATGAAGATAAAGAATCAGATAAAGATAAAGAATCAGATGAAAATAAAGAATCAGATGATACGTCTAACAGCTCTGACAAAGCAAAAGAAGCAGACAACGTGCAAAATAAACAAACAAATGAGAAAGAAGAACAAAAAACTAGTGAAAACGAATCACAAAACAGAGCGTTAACTAAAGAAGAAATATCTCAACAAATGAAAAATGGTGTTAATGTTAATGGCATGGTAGACGCTGATGGTGATACATGGTATCAAGCACCTGGCAATGGCGATGTTGTTGGTTATACCAAACCCAATGGTACACAATGCACAGTTGGTGGATGTGTAACACCTGCTCAACAAGAAAGAATGGATGCAGAACAAGACGATGCAGAACAATATGATGAAACAGATGATGTCAATGCTGAAATAAATTCTGCTGAAACTGAAGACGAACAGGTAGAGGCTTTACGCAAAAAATATAATGGTGGTTTATCTTCTGGAGAATTACAAACTAAAACAGCAATTGAGCAAGGTTATTATGATGGAGATAATGCTGATGAAGTTTATAATAAAATAGAAGAACGCGAAGCTGAAATTGAATCGGGAAAATATGACCAATACAAAAACTAATCACCTGGGCGCTTCCCCGCGCCCTATATATTTTTATCTTTTTTAGGAGGAATGACGAAAATATGCCAATTTATAAAGATGAAATTACTAATAAATATTATTTTTCTACTCGTTATAAAGATGTATACGGTAACAATAAGCGAAAAGTAAAACGTGGATTCAGAACGAAACGAGAAGCTAAAGCAGCAGAAGCTAGCTTTTTAACAGAAATAGAAACTGGTTACAGTGATTCTAATACATTTGATTATATATTTAAACACTATTTAGAGCATACAGACTTGAGAAAAAAGACACGTCGAAGAAAAGTAAATGAATATAACAAACATATTAAAGATAAGTTCGGCCATATTAAAATGAATCAAATTAAACAAAATCAATGCCAAGAATTTAGAACATATCTAATGAGTGCGGTAGCTAGTCCAAATACAGCAAGAGCAATATGGTCTAGTTTCAAAGTCGTTATTAATCATGCTAAAAAACATTTTGGTTTACTTATAGATCCAACTATTTCAATTACACCTATTCCTAGAGTGAAGCCCAAGCCCAAATATATGTTAAGAGAAGAATTTGAAGATAAGATAAATGATATTAAAGAAGATGATTATAGAGAATTGCTTTATTTAATGTTTTATACAGGATTACGTGTGGGTGAAGCTATGGCTTTAACGTGGGTGGATTACAACAAATATAAAAAAGAAGTATCCATCAATAAAACGATGGATACCTCAAATAGAGAAATTTATAATCGTGCAAAAAATGAATCATCTGAAGACATTGTACCATTACCAAGTTTCATAAACCAAATGTTAGCTGATAGATACGAACGAGAAAAAGCAAAATATAAATATTTTGATGAAATTTCTTATTTTATATTTGGTGGAATGGAACCTAAGCACTATAAGCACTTGCAAAAGAAATATAAAGAAGTATTTCCACAATACGATATTCATACTTTAAGACACTCATACGCATCTTATTTAGCCAACAATGGTGTAGACATCTTTGTCTTACAATCTTTAATGCGTCATTCTCAAATAACAGAAACAATGCAAACTTACAGTCATTTATATACCCAGAAAAAACACGATGCTATCGCGGTTTTTGAGCATTTTCAAAAATAA